TTTGGAACTGGAACCATATTATTATGCTTATGTGTGAAAAAGGCTTATGATTTCTTTTCATCCCAAAAAACCGAATCGCCCATGATACTAAAAAAAAACAAAAGTGCTCGTAGTTCTATGGTAATCCCACAAAATCCAGAAGACCCTGAGACCGTCATTCTATATCGTTCAGATAATGAAGACGAAGGTATAGAATTTACTTATAATTATTGGATGCTCATTGATAACTATGAATACAAAACGAATGAATGGAAACATATTTTACACAAGGGAAACAAAGAAGGAACTCCAAATATGTGCCCCGGTTTCTGGCTTCATCCAAATAAAAACTCAATGCGAGTTTACTTTAATACAATGAAAAATATGAAAGAATTTTTCGATATTGACAATATGCCCTTAAAAAAATGGGTTTGTGTAACATTAACAGTTAAACAACGCGTTGTAGAATGTTTTATCAATGGTATGTTGAAAAAACGCCACACCCTTTCCAGTATTCCAAGACAAAATTTCGGTGAATTATGGATTAACTTATTTGGTGGGTTCGACGGTTATTTAAGTAAAGTTCAGTATCATCGCCGCGCATTATCATATGATGAAATCGGCAAACTTGTCAAAAATGGTCCATCTGGTTCATCTTGCATAGATACAGGCGAACTTCCACCATACTTAGATGATGATTGGTGGCTTAACGAGTTATGATCAACTTTCTGATTTAAATATACTATATCTTCGGATATATGTTTTAAATTCTTATTCGTAGTTTCTTCTAATTCATTTAATCTATGTTTTAGATCTTCTATAATTTCTTTATTTACTTCGATATTATGCATTATTGTATCACTATTTTCAATTAAAGGAAAAGATTCAATTCCAATTGTTGCTTTCAAGCAATTTCCCATATTATATTATTATAAATATTTAATTTTTTATAGGCTTAAATAATAAATATTATTTATTGACGAAAATAATAAATAATATTTATTGGCGAAAAAAAATAATAATATTTATTGACGAAAATAATAAATAATATTTATTGACTTATTGAGATTAAGTCATAACTTTAATACTATTTGATGCTCTCGTAACACCGGTATAAATACATTGTTTCAGTTCATGTTTATTTATCATTATATTTTTCAAATGTAAATATACATTTTTATAGGTTGATCCTTGTGATTTATGAACTGTCATCGCATAACCATAACTTATATTCGCAAATATATCAACATATTTATCATAGTAGAAATTCCATAAACTAATTAGCAATTGTTTATTGAAATAATTTCTGGAACGTTTATATACACTTTTTTTCATTTTAGTTAAAATATCAATAAATTTATTCTTTAGAGTATCGTATTCTTCTTGACTATCTTCGTGAAGTACAATAATATCCCGATTATTTTCATTTTCAATATCGATAGTCAAATGATACACTTTCAATAACTTGTTTTGAGTCAAATTACAAAACTCATTCACCAATTCTGTTAATTGTGTATCGTTTTTTATTTCTATTTCTCCATTCGTCTTTATATCGAATCTACACATAGGACATTGGTTATGATTTTCAAGCCATAATTTTATACAACCAGAACAGAAATTATGTCCACAGGCTGTCTTAGAACAATCGTCGATATCTTCTTCATAACATATTGGACACGGTTCTTCTAATTTTTTAGTTTTTGTTAATACATTATCATCCTTATTATCCTTACTAATTTTAGAATTCATAAGGTGACGTTTTGGAAATTGTTGAAGTTCCAAATGATTCGTTACCAAATTCGTAATAATACCTATTTGAGAACTATAAAAGTTATTAGTGTCATAATAATAATAATTATTAAATACTATTTTTTCATTGGTGTTAAATTTATGATTTACATTATCAAACAATGTATTCCTAATTCTATTATTTAAGTTATCTACTTTTTTATTCGTATAGGCTAAAATAATTGAATCTTGGTAATTCTTAATATAGTTATCCAACCATACATTTTCATCTTTCATAAAAATTACATCTTCGCCCAATTGCGATTTCTTAATACGAATATTATTTCGTATTGAATTAGCATAGGTCACTATACTATTTTTATATCTTTCTATGATACTTAAATTAGATTTCGTTTTCACCTTTGAAAATACACTACTAATATCCTCATTTACTGGAGGTAATTGATGAATATCACCGACAAATATAACTTTAACAGGATTTCGGGTTGTCCTAAGTTTTTTTAGTAAGGTTTCATAAATGGATTGCGAAACCATGGATGCTTCATCTATAATAACATAATCTACCTTTTCCAATGTGTCGCCATTTGATTGAGATGGTGTATCATTTTCTCTGAAATTTATCGACCCATCATCCTCTATTTGACGGGTGATTCCAAGTAATTTATGTGTAGTTATATAGCTTACATTCTTACTAACGATTGGATTAAGTAGTCGTATAATACTTACGGCTTTATTTGTCGGTGCCGTAAAGGCAATGCGCTTGGCTTTAAACCGTTCGTCATTAAATAAATGACTAATCACATATGTTTTTCCAGTTCCAGCAGCACCATTCAATAGAAACAATTGTGCTGGGTTTAATGGACTAAGAAATTTGTGTATTTGCTCAATAGATGATTCTTGGTCTTTATTAAAACTCATGATTGGAATATATGCTTAAAATGATTTAAGTATGTATTTCAATTTTATTATATTTGAAATTATTAAATGGGAGGCGGATTATTACAATTATTAGCCAAAGGTGCTCAAGACCATATATTGGTAGGTAATCCACAAATTTCACACTTCAAAGTGGTTTTTAGAAGGCATACTAATTTTAGTATGGAAACGATTAAACTAGACCATAAAGGAAACGATATTTCACAAACAAATAATAATGTAATTTCGTGTATTATAAAACGTAATGCGGATATGGTAAGCAATATCTACTTCAATTTTGAATTACCCAATATTTATTCTGGAGCAGATGCAAACCATATTCCATATGAATTCAAATGGGTTGAAAATATAGGTCATAATGTAATACACGAATCACGGTTGATTATAGGGAATACTGAAATTGATAAACAAGATAGCAATTATATGACTATACACTCTGAATTACGTCACAACGAAACACAAAAAGAAGTCCATAATAAATTAATCGGTCATCTACCTGAATTATATAACCCTTCATTGGGTACCAATAAGATAGTTCCGGTAATTGATAGCTCTACATTAGGAACATTAACAGCAGCTATAAATGGAAATAATTTATATAATTGTTATAGTTATCCAATTAATACTGAAACAGTCCTTGTAGATTCATCGACTACTACATTAACTTTACACGCTAGTGAAAAAGACGCCAATACCGACCAATTTTTCACGGATTGCTATATTGAATTAGGAACAGAAATTATAGGACAAATTACTGCTAAAACCGACAATGGTGAATTTACTTTAGATGGTAACGCAACAGGCATAGCAGATTTATATAATAATATGATTATTGAAGTAAATGGCGAACAAAGACATATTAGTGATTATACCGATAGTAAAACCGTTCACACTTCTGTTGATTTTACTAGTATTTCTGTAGGTGACAACTATAAAATTTATCCATTAGTAAGAAAAATACTAAATTATGATGCTAGTTCAGACCCCCCTGTTGCAACTGTAGATGCTTTCACCAGCGCACCAATTACTAGTTTAAGTTACAAAATATACAGATCTAATGGCTATGGAATGAAAGTATCAATAAAAAAAAATGGATCTAATGAATTGAGTTATATTAATATTGAAGATCCAGGTCACAATTATGTTGATGGAGAAAAAATGTATGTTGATATACTTGGAAAAGGCAAAGGGTCCGCAATTACAGACGAACCCGCATTTATTATAATAAATTCAGATTATCCTCATACTCGCTACATTAATACTACTTCTCAAAGACAATTCAGTGAAATTACAGAAATGTGTAATTCAAGTGTTACTAAAAATACCGCATTTTCTGGAAGTGAAACCAGTTTAATACCCAGTATTCCGAAAAGAAAAATAAAAGTACCATTGAAATTCTTCTTCAATCAAGAATCGGGTATGGCATTGCCTTTAGTAGCATTACAATATCACGAGACTTCAGTAGAAGTTACACTAAGAACAATACCCGATTTATTTACAATTAATGAAAAATTGTCAGAAACCCCCACGAATGGACCTACATTAGTAAGTGTAAACCGCCGTAAAACAACATCAGATATTATAGCGAATTTATTAAGCACAAGTGAATTCAAATTAAACTATTATTTCGAAGCGACCTATATATTCCTCGATAATGAAGAAAGAATCCGATTTGCTGAAAGTGCCCATAGTTATTTAATACAGGAAGTTCAAACAAGAAATATAAGTGAAGTTGTCGAAACAAAACGTCATGATATGGCTTTCAATCATCCTGTCAAAGAACTGATTATTATTGGTCAAAGAACCGATATGAAAAATATAAATCAATGGAACAATTATACAAATTGGACGAATGAATATCACGCTCCATATAGTTATGAATATAATGAATACCTTAGAAGCACTCTAGATAAATCTACAACTAATAAAATATTCTATAATAAAAATTTTACAACTGAGAGAACCGATAATACCAAGTTCTTTGATATGAAATACTTTAGAAAAAATATAATAAATGAATTAGAAATATTATTCAGTGGGGAAGTACGGCAAAGAGCCAAAGACCATCAATACTACAATTATCAACATCCATATAATTTCCATAAAACTAATCCCAAAGACGGTATTCATGTTTATAGTTTCTCATTGAATCCAAATGAATTCCAACCTTCAGGTGCTTGTAATTTTTCACGTATTGATAACCCACAAATCAATATTGATTTAGGTCTTCAAACCGGAATACACGAAATACCCAATAGTAAATATAGTTATGATTTCACATTATATGCTGTTAGTTATAATATACTCAAAATAGCAGCAGGTATGGCAGGAAAACAATTTGCTAATTAATGATAATATATATTTATTCTAATGTTTCTTCCAGGAATTCCAGTTTTTTTTTGGTACTATTCATTAATTTTTCAAACTCTTTAGAAAATGATTTTAATTTTTCAATAATTTCAGTTTCCCAAAAATCACTATCCCAGGCTACTTCAATAACATTCATTTGTGTATCTCCACGATTTTTCAATGTTTCAACTAAACGCGATTTGTTCTTTTCCAATAAAAACATATAGGTCATTGTTTGAACTCTTTCATAATCGCGAAGTTTATAGAAAAGGCGATTTACACGATTTTTAAACTCTATTATTGTGTCCTCATCTTCATCTAGACCATCAATTTTACCACCAATTAACCATTTATATTTCTTGGTAGTAAATATTTCTTTTTTGAAGAACTTATTTGTAGTTGCTATATTTTTTTGAGTTTTAGTATTATATTGATTCAGGGAATTCTTTTCATTTTTAGTGCCAAAATTTGTGTTAGTAACTTGTTGAACACATTTTTTCAACTCAGTTAAATCTATTTTCGGGTCTTTTTCTTGTATTTTGTTAATAATACTATTTTGTGTAGTTTGGAGTGTCTTTGTATCTTTAGCATTAAGACATTCATTTATATTCACGTTGTGTTTCTTAGATAACTCTAGTAATTTTTCTTCAGGAGTTTGTTGAACTATTTCAACATTATTTTTATTGCTATATAAATCCAGATGTTCTTGATAATCAGAAGGAAATGTTTTTTTCCATAATTTCAATATATATTCATTCAAATTTTGGTATTTATTATGACCAGTTATAATGGCCAATTCACTTGCGAAAATACAAATAGACATACTATAGAAAAAAATATAATTAAAATGTTTAAATACTTTGATAAATATACATAGTTCCATTTGTAATCAAACACATAGAACCCAAGAATAAATTTATATGAACGCACTTATCAGGAACTTGGTTTTTAGATGCATTAATAAGAGTTTTCATAATTGAACTACCAAAGAAAATCATACTTGAACCAATTAATATTTGATTATAATCCATTTTTTTTTACTATTTATTATAACTACCTAATAATTTATTCTTTAAGATATTTTATAGGATGTTTTCTGGAATTATTAAATATTTAAGAATGGATTTGTTTAATAGCGAACCAAGTTGTAGTAGCTGTATAAGCACTCTACAAAAACAATTAGATTCCGAAAAATCGCCAAAAGAAATATTAGCTCAAGCGAAAATAACAGAAACAATGTGTGATAATACAGGACGAAATTTAATTCATTTCTATAGGATCACTCTAGAAAACGCAATAGAATTAGATAATAATAAGTATGAAGTGAAAGCGGCTTTATATGAATTAAATAGTTATTTGGAAATATTCAAGAAAAAACATAATATTAATTAATTAATCAATTAATTAATTGATTTTCGCAAAATTATTTTCTTTGTATAATATATAAAATGGGAGGAGGTTTAATGCAATTAGTCGCTTACGGAGCTCAAGATATCTATCTTACAGGAAATCCACAAATCACATTCTTCAAGGTCGTCTACAGACGCCACACTAACTTCTCAATGGAAGCTATTGAACAAACCATCAATGGTTCAGTTGGTTCATCCAAAAGAGTCACATCAACAGTTTCAAGAAATGGTGACCTTTTAGGTAGATTATATTTTGAACTTACAACTGCTGCCGGAGATACTGATGCAGCCAATTTCGGTGCTTCTGCCTTTGATAACGTAGAAGTAGAAATCGGTGGTCAACAAATTGATAAACAATATGGTCATTGGATGGAAGCATATGCTGAATTAACAGAAAGAAACTCTGCCCGTTTAACAACCACACTCGGGGCAAACGATGGTACTCTTTTCCAACAAATGTCTGGTATGGGTGGCTGCAATGTTGATGGTGGTAATGCTTCAATTGATTACTCAGTACCACTTCAATTCTGGTTCTGCCGCAACCCAGGTTGTTATTTACCACTTATTGCCCTTCAATACCACGAAGTTAAAGTCATCACAACTTTTTCAGCAGTAGCTGGTACCGCAAACATGACCGCACAATTGTGGGCAGACTATATCTACCTCGATACTGATGAACGTCGCAGATTCGCTCAAGTATCACACGAATACCTTATTGAACAAGTTCAATATCAAGCCGCTGGTTCAGCCGCAACATCACACGACCTCAACTTCAACCATCCAGTTAAAGAATTAGTCTGGACTGGAGGAATGGCCGATGGTATTTTCGCAACTTTAGCAGCAGGTAACTATAGAGTTGTTCTTAACGGTCATGATCGTTTTTCTCAAAGACCACTCAGACATTTCACAAAAACCCAAGTATGGCAACATCACAATGGTGCTGGTGGTTTAGACGCCACTATTGATGGTGTAGGTTCAAACGCTGATACAATTGCTGTATACTCATTTGCCCTTAAACCAGAAGAACATCAGCCATCTGGAACATGCAATTTCTCCAGAATTGATAACGCACAACTTAAAACACCATCCGATGCTGTTGATGTCTACGCCGTCAACTACAATGTCCTTCGTGTCATGAGTGGTATGGGAGGTCTTGCTTACTCCAATTAA